TACATTACCCATTTAACCGAAGTTAAGCTATACGAAATAAGTCTTGTTACCATTGCCGCAAACGAAATGGCAACGATTCAGAACATGAAGTCTGAACAGGAAAAACAAGATTATTTCGATGATGAGTTTGAACGGTTGATCTTACTTGAACGCAACCAGTCAAGAAAGTACGATTTAATGAAGCTCAAAAATCAAGTTAAAGCACTATTCGGTCAGGAGCCGCCAAAAAGCACTCCAAAGCACGAAGAGCCGCAAAAGACTGTTGAGATAAAACTCGAACAAAATTTATTTACTAAAAATTTAGAATTATCGCTATGAAAAATTGGTTAAAACTCTTTTTAGGCATTTTGGGAATGGTCATTATGGCTGTTGTCGTTGCCGCTTTTAACGCTCAAACAGGGGCCGGTATAATCATGGGTTCTTTTATTATTGCCGGATTCACCGAAGAACAAAGTAAATCGTTTAACGACTTTATGTCTAAGCAATCTGACGAAGTTCAGAGCAAAGTAAAATCGTTGATCGATAGTATCAAGGATTCTGATTTAATTAAAGGAATCAACGATCAGTTGTTAGGATTAAAGAAATTCGAAACTGATTTGCCAACAATGCAAAAACAACTTGACCAGATCGCAACAGATTTGAAAAAGGTTGAAATTGGCGGTAGTAAAAAAGAAGAACTTATGGGATTAGATCAAGCCATTAAAAGCTTGTTCGAATCTGAAGAATTCAAAGCCGCTAAGAAAGATAAATTCAAATCGAAATCAGTTTTCGAACTGAAAGCCGATACTTCGATCATTACCGGAACGGTTGGTTTGTCTCAGTTGAAGCCGGGAGTAAACTTTCCTGTATTGCGTGAATTGTCTTTTATCAATGCTGGTTTTGCAACTGGTTATCTTGGTCAGGATAAATCTATCATTGTTTGGATGGAAGGTTCTTATACTTCGCATTGCGGATACGTTGGAGAAGGAACAGGACAGGCAACCGCCGATACTGGTACCGCTACTGAAAAGAGCCGCCAGATGGCTAAGATCAGTGCTAAATTGCCTTTGACAGCCGAAATGCTTGAAGATGCTGAATACTTAGCTTCTGCTTTACGCATGAAACTGCAAGAAAACAGCCTTTTGTTTGCTGACGGTGAAATCTACGCTGGCGACGGTGCTGACGGTGGAGCAAATGCAAAACACATCTACGGTATCAAAGGACAGGCAACCGCTTATTCTCAGGTAACTACCGGAAGCGCAAACACTGTATTGAAAGCCAACATTGGTGACGTTCTGGACGATGTTATTCTTCAAGCTGAATTAGCTCATCAGAAAGGTTTGAATAAACTGTTTATCAATCCGAAAGATTTCAAACGTTTCCGTACCGCAAAGGACGCAAACGGCCAGTATCTTTTTGTGAAAGATGTTAACGGTACTTATTCAATCAATGGTATTGAAGTTATCCGCACTACTGCCGTAACTGCCAACACAATGACAGTTTTGAACTCGAATAAAGTTCAGTTATGGTGGAAACGTCAACCGGAAGTTAAGTTTAGCCAAATGAACGGAACTGACTTCGTTGATGATGCTTACACCGCCGTTTTGTTCTTGCGCCTTCAGTGCGTTGTTGAAACTCCTGATCAGACCGCAGTAATTCATGTAGCTGACATTGACGCTGCAATTGCTGGACTTGAAATGAATCAAGCATAGTATTAACAAGGCCCGGTGAAATATCCGGGCTTTAAAAAAAACATCATACAATGAAAAAGTTATTTTTAATAATGTGTTTAGGGCTTATTGCAATTTTTGCAAACGCTCAATTGGCTACCGTAACAATCCCGACGGATGCATCAATGAGGTGATTGTTTTCATCGATGGGAATTTCACCTTTTTTGTCAAGCCAAACATAGGTATTTAATTCCTTTTCCAGATCAAAACTTTCAGGGTCAACAATGATCTGATATTCCCAAATAGCCTTTCAACGCCTCAATTAAGCCAGATCATTAAATCACGTAATGTAGGAAACAGTTTGATCGTTGCAGATAATGCAGCATTGAGAACAATCAACGATTTACGCAAAGACGGCCTGAATATAGTTCCGGTTATTAAACCGCGTATTGTTGACAGAATTAAGGCTATTTGGGAATATCAGATCATTGTTGACCCTGAAAGCTACGATCTTGAAAAGGAATTAAATACATACGTTTGGCTTGACAAAAAAGGTGAAATTCCTATCGATGAAAACAACCACTTGATTGATGCTGCCAGCTATGGAACAATTTACTATTTACCAGACTATGGAAAAACAAACTATGCAATTGTTGCTTAAATGAGTAGGACATTTGTACATAAAATAGAGGCTAAATTTAATAATGGACTTATTGAATTAGATGACATTCCTGAAAATATACGTAAAAAATGGGATAGGCACAATTTTGGCGGTGGTAAATGTCGAAAGAAAAAGAAAATTATAATAGAAAAACAATTTGATTATAACGCTTAAAATATACTCATTATGTGGCCATTCAATAAAACAAGTCAGCACAAATCATTCGACCAGGTAAACGACCCGATGAAAAACGACATACTAAGGGCTTTGTATTCGTGGAATATCAGCCCTGGAGTTGTCAATTTAGTACTCGATGATATTGACAGCTATATCAACGATGGGTATTGTGGAAATGATGACATTTACTCTATTTTGAACCGAATAGATCGAATGTCAACTCAGGCCAGACTTGCGTTATGGACTATTGAAAATGGCAAATGGAAAGAAGTAACAGATCACGAACTTTGCGCCTTTATCCGCGTTGCAAATCCTACGTCAACCATGCAAGAGTTCAAACAGGGTCATTTGATTTACAAACTTTTGTTAGGAAACTCTTTTTGGTACAAACCAACAATTGAAGCCGGGGTAAATAAGGGAAAGACTTTAGAGGTTTGGTTGATGCCAACGCCTGAGGTTAAAATAATCGGTGGTCAGTCGTGGATGAACCCGGTTGGAGGTTACCAGCTTTACACAAACATTCAGGTAACGTTTAAAACATCTGACGTTTATCATTCGAAATTCTTTAACCCGAATTTCGGGAAGTTTGGTACACTTTACGGACAATCGCCTCTTAAAGCAGCAAGGCAGTTAATTAGCAAACAGAACGAAGCGACATTAACAGAACTCAAACAGTTCACCAATCAGTCACCGCCTTATTTGCTGTTTAAGAAAACAAACTCAGATGGGATGTTTTCAGAGCTTACAGCCGATCAGACAGCGCAAATACAATCTATCATCGACAAGTACACGAAGCGCAAAAAACCCGCCGTTATGCCAGCAGAATTTGGCAAGGTTGATTTAGGTACATCGGCTGTTGATTTGAATATCATTAATTCAACTGTTGATGGTCGCCGCCGTTTGTGCAACATTTGGCAATTCCCGGCTCAGTTAATGAACGACGAAGCCAGCACGACAGATAACAATGTTAAGGAAATGCGGAAACAGGCTTGGACTGATTGCATCAAACCGAATTTGGATGACTTCGCTAATGGCATGACTTCATTCCTTATTAGCCAGGTGCCTGAATACACAAAGAAAGGTTTATTCTTTGCTTACGACTATTCTGACGTTCAGGAAATGCAGCAAGATATGGCTATTAAAGTCGGATGGATGCGACAAGCATACTGGACAATTGACGAAATACGCGACGCAACAGGCGCGCTTCCGTTAGGGATTAAAGGCGTATCTGATCAGCCGTGGGTTGGTATTTCAGAACAGCCATTAAGCGAAGCAACCGCACCGATTGAACCGCCAGTAATACCAAATAAAGGAGATTATTAAAATGAATCTTCAACAAGCAATAGAAATATTGACTCAGTACAATAAATGGCGACGCGGTGCCGAAATACCGCAGCCAAACCCTAAAAAGGTTGGTGAAGCTATTGATATTACAATAAGTCTTTTAATCAAGTTAAACCAATGACCAAATTTGAAAGCCTAATCTTACGTAAGCGAAAAGCCTTTGTCAAGAAAGGCCGCGTTTTGTTCGCTAATGCTTTACGTGAACAGATAGATGCTGCTTTACTGTTGATTCAGCATACTCATCCAGACGAGATAATTTCAAAGCTAAACGTACCGGAGGCACCAATAAACAGAGCGTTTGAAAAATACTATGCGATGTCATCCGAATTTGCTACCATGTGGCGAAACAAGCTAATGACATTAAAAGCCAAATCAGATGACCCGTATTTGACCATTTTCCAACGCGATATGATTGAGTTTGCCAGAACAGAGGGCAAAGAACGAATGAAGAAAGTAACCAAAACGACGCAAAGTTATTTGGTTGATTCGGTTGAAAAAGCAATGGTTGAATCTACCGCGCAAGGGTACGGAATTGACAAGACACGCGATTTGATTATGCAATACGTTGAAGATATGGACATGGAAATAACTAAAGTTCGTTCGCAGCTTATTGCACAAACCGAAATAGTC